CGCTTGCTGCGGCAACCGTTACGGAGCCAATTTCTCCCGTGGCTTGCACCCCGGTAACAAATACTGTCGTTCCCTCTTGGACAAATACCGTGCCGAGCGCAGTCGTGCCGGTAACGTTTGTGTGGCCAACACCCCAGCCTTGAGCGCCCCAGCCTACGCCGGAAGCGCCCCATCCTTCAAAGGCTACGATTGCATTTGCCACCTGCTACCCATCAAGCAATACGAATCAGAGCGTTTGTTGCGTCGTTCGTAGGCATTTGGATTGTGAAGCTGCCGGAGGTGCTGGTCTTGTCTGCGCCAAAGTTAAGGACAGCAACAGCCTTGTCCGACTTCGAGCTGTTATAGATCAACGCGCCACGGGCGGTGATGGTCGCCAAGGTCCAAGTGGTGTCCGCAAAGTCTACAAACGCCGTTGTGCCAGACAAGGACACGGTTGTACCTGTCAGTGTGTTGCCGCCAGCGGTGTAGTTTGTCCCGGTCTGCGTAACCTCGTCGGTACTTGTAGGGTTTGCAGCAGGGTCTGCTGGCGCTGTGTACTGGGTAGTCGCAGCACTCAGTGTGGCCAACGATGTGTACAGTGCGATCTTGAACGTATCCGTGTCAAAGTCGTGCTCACCTTTGAGAAGCTGCTCTTTAAACGAGCTGCACATTGCTTGCGTGATTGCCATTTCTTACTCCTGTTAATTGACTGCAATACGGACTTGTCCGTCGCGGTAGGCGTCCATCCTCTGCTTGCCATCGCCCAAGTTCTTGAGGAGTGCAATCGCTTGAAGATACAAATCTTGGTACAGCTTGACCATGTCTGGCTCACCCTTCATGTACCGAATGGCCTCAACCAAAGCGCCATTGAGCAGCGCAGAGTCAAAGTTATCACCAAGCCATGTGGTTCCGGCGGTGACAATCGACTCTGGGTAGTAGTAATAATGCAACTCTACCGAATACGCTGCGTTTGGCGTTGGGCCAACGATGAACGACAGTTCGCTCGGATCATTGGTTCTTGGGCCAAAGATGGCGTAATGCTTTGGCAATCCCGTTGAGGTTGCCTTTGGATACGCCTGACGGATGAAGTTGACATCCTTGTTCAACAAGAACGTGTAGGTTCCGTTTGGCTCAATGACTGCCACCGAGTAAGTTGACAGAAAGTCATCCGGGGCCTGAAGGTATTGATTACCTGATGTCAGGGTTCCGGTGACGTTCTTGCGCAAGTTGGCCAACTGCACCGTGTTGTATATACGTTGCTCCGCCTGCTGTGCAAACAACGCATAGTCACTTTCTGTGAATTCGTTTTCACAGACATCGGCAATGTTTTGCTTCAACTCGGTGTAGTTCATGTCTTACGCCATCGGGCCTCGGGCCATAGTCCCTTTGGTGGCCGCACCAGTGCCACGGATTTTGATTCCGCTGGTTTTGGTAGCCATGCCATCAGGCTTGTTGCTGAACGCGCCCACACTCATATTGACTGTAGACACATCGCTGTGGTTTGGTTCCTTGCCGGGGTTGGTTGTGGCTCTCACAACTTTGCCCGTCATTGTGTGCGGCTTGGCATAGACGCTTGCAGGGCCAACTTCTTTGCCCATCATTTTTTGACTAAATTTAGCCATGATTAACCTCGCTTTTGTGCTGCAATTTTTGCCAACCCACGGCCCATTGTCTTCATGTCAATGTTCCGTTTGCCGCCACCGCTTTTGCTGGGCTTACCACCCATAAGCTCTTTGACTGTGGGGCCGCTGTCGCCCAAGTTTTTGCCATCGGTTTTACCTTTTTTGGCGATGCCGTCAGCAGATCGTGTGAATGCCATGATTAACTCCTTAACTCGTCACTACTGTGACTGTACCAATAAAACCCGCCGCAACCAAGTCATTTGGAGTCAATGCGGCATCAAAGCCTCTTGACCCGCCAACAGGGTTCCAGCCCCACTGAAACTGTCTACTGCCATCGCCAAGACTATTGGGGGAAATAGCACCTGAAGTCAAATACGTTGTGTCCCTGCGAGGGTTGCGCAACGCTTGCGGATCGTCTACCGGGAACGTGCCAAGCATCAACTGCGGCTGATCCGGGTCCCAGCACTCATGGCATACAAGCAGTTGGTATTTCCTCTGCTTGATGATCTCTGTCTTGAGCTGCTTGAGTTTAAACTGCTGACCACAACGGTCGCACATGGCAATCGCCTTATGGCCTGCTGCAAATCTATTCGACATCAGTAGCCACCGCTTCCTATGTGTGTGGCACGAGGAACAAATCTGACCGCCGCCTTTTCACGATCCTCGGTAGATGCAAGGTCCCAAGCCTCGTCATACTGCTGTTTCAACACAGACAGGCGATCTATAGCCTGCGGAATCTTGAGAGCCATTTGATACGACAGCCCGGCTACCATGGCATTGATGAACCTAAAAGGCACGTCCATGACGTTTACACCCTCTCCAGCATCCTGTGCCCGGCGTAGACGCCAGTAAATGAATTGGTAGGTCTGCGAGTTGTCCGGGGTAGGCCACACCGTAATAGCGGGGACCTGCGACCAGTAAACCACTGTGCCGCTGATGTGTGATGCAGCCGTGGTGTTGCGCTGACCACGGGAGCAGTTATACAGAGTGTTCCCGGAGATATAGCCGTAGGCAATCAGCTCACTGTCCAAGGTAATGAAGCCTGCGGCAGGAAGCTCGGAAGCGTCATCCACAACAATTGTGGTAGCAATGGCAGTAGTTGCCCCAACGGTAAGGGCCCCGGAATCGTTTGTTTGGCCGGACATGCGCTGAATCCAAACTTGGATTGGGCGAGCCTGCTGAATCTTGTTGGGGATTGTGGCGTATGTGGAGACGCTGATCCGGGTGATGGTCAGGTCCGCCTGCGTCGATGCCGTATTGGCTCCAGTGCGGATTACATGCTCCATGAGATCAACCGTGTCGTCTGGCAGGGCATATGTGTTCTGGCCGGGGACCAAGTTAATGGTCCCCTGCTCGAACGTCCACATGTTTAAACCACGATTGGCCCACTCCGCAAACATCAAGTTCAGCGACCGGCGAGCGGTGCGAAGATCATAGCCCGTCCGCAACTCCGAGCCACAACGCTCGTAAGCTTCCTCCACGATTTCTGTTAAATCGAGATTGAATGATGCGGTTCCGGAGGTGTATGCCATGATTTACTTCTTTGCTGTTTTGGCAGAGTCAATGAAAGCCTGAGCCGTCGGAGCACCCTTTTGCCCCGGCTTGCGCATTTTCTCACCTCGCGCACGCTTGGCGTGGATGTTGGCATATAGCCCAACCTGCCCTCCCGCAGCATACTGCGTGAAGTCGGTGTCATCCCGGCGAGCTTTACGCTTACCGGAGGGCATCTTGGAGGGAGCAATGGCCCCCATACCGCGACTGGCAATCATGTCAGCACATCCCGCCGCCAGCCATTTTGATCATCTTGCCCTTGGTGTGGGCTTTGGTGATGCAGCCATCTGCGCGAGTAACGCTGCCACCTTTGGCGTAGGCTTTTGGTTTTCTGGACTTTGGCTTGGGAGCCGAGCCACCATCGATGTCCTGTGGAGGAGGAAGGCCGGAGTCTTCTGTGTAAACACCATCTTTAATTCCACGAGGTTTCTTCATCATCATGTCGTTCATGTCAACTCCTTAGCAAATTTTGCAACGTGTTTTACCGCGAGAGGCGATACCATCGGCACGCTTTGAGGCTGCCGATACTGAACCGCCGGAGGCATACGCCTTACCGCCCCGTTTAAACTCAATGCTTGACTCAGAGTCGTCAAACTTCTTGGTTTTCTTGGATGGGTTCTTTTCTGTGGCTTTTGACTTTGAGGTGAACTTTGTAGGCTGCGCCTTCTCTTTCATCTCTCGGGCAAGGTCAGCAGACTTCTTGGCTGCGGCAGCTTTGCGGGCAGCTTCACCGCCACGCATCTCCATGCCAATTGCCCCGATACCAGAAAGCTTTCCGGGCCCAAGAGCAGAGATGGTGTTGGCAACATTCCGCGAAAGATCGCTTCCGCTGGTCCGCTCACCCTTTACTGTGGGCATGTCTGTATCGCGTGGAATATCCTCGACAGTGCCCATGCGGGACTGGACTTTCCCGGGTGATGTGCGGCCCTCATTGGAGTAATTTGGGTTGGAGGCAGGAGCAACCCTGGGAAAAGATGCGCGATCTTCTGCCGTTGCGCCACCGCTGCGAGTATAGGTTTTAGCCCGATCATCAGCAGATGCGCCACCTGTGCGGCGGTAGCTTTGCTCTTGCATAGCAGGAGACTTTGCCGGGGCAGGTCTTGCTGGCGCTGCCCTTGCTGGCGCAGACGAAACGGCTCGTGGGCCTGCGGGGACAGGGATTGGTGCGCGGGCGTTGGCAGCCTCCATGTCGTCCATCTCGGCTGGCGCTGCTGACGCAGCCTGACCAACAGGTGTTGCCACTCGGTCTTCAACAGGTGTGCGGCTTGCTTTGCCACGACCAGCACCAAAACGACGATAGGCTTCAGAGCCCTCTTCATCGATGTTACCCATGCGGAGACGTTCAAAGAAGCCAACCTTCTCATCTTTCGATGCTTCCAGTCCACGGTCTTTGTCAGACATTCCGCCTTCTTGAAAGCGTTTGATCTTCTTTGTCGCCATGACTATTCCTTAGCAGGTTTTGCCACCACGGGCCATCTTGACCATAGTGCCTTTGGTTTTGCCTTTGGAGGCAATACCGTTCATGCTGGGGGCTGCGGTTTTAACTGCGCCCATCTTGGTTGCCATGCCACCGGCCTTCAGGCCTTTGTGGGCCTTGGATGCTGGCATAGAGGCATGCTTAGCCAGAGACATACCGCCTTTGGCAAAGGGTTTACCCTTAGCTTCGGCCATCTCGTGCTTAATCATGGATTTGGGAGCACCAGCTTTTTTCATAAAGCCGATCTCTTTTTTAACCATCGTTTTGGACTCTTTCATATCGCCACCTTTTGAAAATTTGCGGCCCTTGTCCGCGTTGGAAAAATCCTTGCCCACGGACTGTGGGACGCCTGCCTTCTTGGCAAAAGCTGGGTTATTAGCTACAGCCGCCATGAAATTATGCTGCGCTTTACTCTTGCTTGGCATCATTTCCCCGCTTGAATAAGCTGGTCAATTTTTGCTTCAAGGCGATTAAAGCGCTGGTCAATGTGGTCAGTAATTCTTTGCACTTCTGCGTTAGTCGTGTAATCACGAGCTATCTCCTCGCGGGTTTTGTTTAGCAGGATGTCAAGCCGTTTGAGTTCATCAAACTTTTCGCGCATAAAAAACCAAACCGCTCCCATGATGAGAGACAGTCCAGCGGACCAGATGGTGTTGATATCCATATCAGCACTTCCATCGTTTTAAAGCCGCAGCCTTGCGGGTTGGTTGACCTTTTTCGTCCTTCATTGGACCGGGCATACCCGACATCCTTGCGCAGAACGAATCCTTGCGAGGGCCACCTTGAGGCTGTGGAGCCTTGAGGTTGCTGCCCGTCGCAGCGTTGTACTTTGCGCGGCCTTTGGCAGTCAGCCCTGCGCCTTTAGAAACAGGCAGCTTCTCGCCGCGACCCACCGCTAAGGATGGGCCTTTCTTCTTGGGTGTTGCTTTAGCCATTGACCACCTTCAGCTTTGGGGTGCAGTGCTGCTCGATCAACGGCATCAGCACAGACTCTTTGAAGCTGCGGTGATACTCTTGAGAGCCAACGTGCGGCAGGGTAATCTCGGGGTCAACAAAGACCGTAAACCCATCTGCCCGCGCACGCTTGCAGAAGGTGTAGTCCTCGCCAATGTACTGGCCGTTCGACAACTCAAAGTCAAACAAGGCGTACTCATCCCGGCTGTAGGCGTCATTCAGATACCTCCACTCGGGGTGATTCTGGATCATCGTCTCAAGCACATGGCGCTGGATCATCATGAACCCAGTGGCTACGTTCTCAACACGCAACATCCCGTGAGCGTCAAACTCAAGGGTGTTGTTTTGGTCAATGTAAATGTCCAAGAAGAACTTGCGGTCTTCTGCCCTGCGGGTGTACATGCCAGCCGTAATGTCCTTGCCTGTACTCAGTGCCAGCAGGCGCAAAACAGACTCAGCATCTACCACGATGTCGGCATCCACAAACAGCATGTCTGTGCAGTCCGACTCAAGGAAGTTAGCCACCAAGACGTTGCGAGCCTTGGTGATAAGAGAGCAGCCCGACAGGTGCGATAGCTGAACCTGAACGCCAAACTTCGATGCCTTGACCACGAGATCGGCCAAGGCAAAGGAGGTTTTGATGTTCAGTTTGCCATCGTAAGCAGGGATCGCAATCATCAGTTTGCGACCTGCAATGTTCATCGGGCGTTCTTCTTCAGCCATAGTAAATCTGCGCTGCGTCAATTGCACTCATGTAGGCATAAATTCCATTTACTGCCAACACACCTTCGCCGGGAATAAGTGGAGCGTTTTGGAACTCGTCTGATGAGTGGGTTTCATAGGTCAACAGCCAACGATTTGCACCACTGACATAAATCGCTGCTGGAGTGGCTGTAATGTTTCCAGTGTTGATGTCTGTGAGTGTAAATGTGTCGGCGTCTACTCTGGTAATAGGGTAGTTTCCATCGGTGGCAGCACCGCCAGTGCCAGCAACAAAGTGAATGCCTACAATAGTGCCGGTTGTTAACCCGTGAGCCGTTTTACTTATCGTTACCGTGGTTCCCGAGCGACCATATGTAACGCTTGAAGTTACTGGAGCTGCGGTTGTATCAAACAAAACCAAGGTCCCGCTGCCACCAAAAAAAGAAACGCCTTTAACACGGTTTCTTCCAAGAACAAAAAAACCACTCTGGTTTAGATGCGCTTGTTTTACGTCAGTTTGCATGCCCATATCAATCTCCTGTAAAGCAGGGGCCAAAGCCCCCAGATTGATTAAGCGTCAGCGAATGGGGTGACAACCGAGCCGGAGGCCAGCAGCACGCCAGTGACCATGTACTTGTTGGCAGCCAGCACAGTCACTGTGATGGTCGAACCAGCGATACCGCCAGTGGTGGAGCCGTCCAAGTTGATCACATCGTTGGCTGCGGCAGGGGCAAAGCCAGTCACTGCGCCAGAGCTGTCGGTGTCAACCATCAGCAAGGAGCCAACAAACTTGTCGGTGCCGTTGGTCTTCAAGGCCCAAGCAGTAGCAGCAGTCTCAACCACGAAGGTGTAGCTGGTGCCCACGTTGTTCACGGTGTTGGGGTCTTGGCCGGGGCCAGAGGTCACAGGGTTAGCTGTGGTGTTGATTGCGGGCAGGGTGATGACCAATGTGGCATCGTTGGTGCGAATGGTCTTGCCAGCGTATGTGGCAACGTCCAGAGTCACGGTGTTGGTGCCGTTTGCCAAGTTGACAACGGAAGCTGGGCCTTGGGTGTAGAAGCCAGCCAACGAACGAACTGGGCCTTGGAAAGTAGTCTGAGCCATGATTTTTTCCTCATGCGGTTAAGGCGTATCTGTCTGCATGACGTCGGCCCGGAGCCGTCAGATACACCGGAAAGTCCGGGGGTGGGTGCAATATATCACTGCGTTTAAACCAACGCAACAAAAAGGGGGCCTAAGCCCCCTCTTTTTTTCTCACCATTAAGCTCCGGGAGAACCGAAGATACCCAATGGATCGGACACGCCGAACGAATAACGCTCGCGGGCCTTGTAACGGACGTTGCCAGTGTCGAAATCACCATCCATGGAGTTCTGGAGGGGAGTACGAACAAAGTGCTTCAGGCCGTTTGGCACATCAGTCAACAGGAACCAAGCGTTGGGATCAGTCAAGAAGTTGTTGACTGTGTAACCACCGGGGATGGAACCGTTGTTTTTGATGGCGTTGATGTCGTTGTCCGCTGTGCCAACACGCAGTTCAGTTTCCAACAAACGAGTGGAAACGAATTGCAGCGATGGGGGAACAACCAGCTTTTTAGGCTTGGCGGCGATCAACAGACCACGTTCGTCTGTCCAAGCTGCGATCTGAATAACAGCGTTTTCCAACGATGTTTCGTTCAAGTCGGCAGCAGTGGCTGGACGGTTGCTGTTTACACCACCGGACACCAGAGGGTGAGCGGTCGAGCACAGGGTAACGCCGTCACCATAAGTCACGCCAGCGGTGAACGCATTGTTCAACACATAAGCGGATTTGACTTGCTTGGTGTAAGCCATACCACGGGCCAGAGCCTTGGTGTAGCGGCTGGAGAGGCTGTCGTACAAGTTATCTTCCACAGCTTCCTCAGTGATGGAGAAGCCCATCGCAATGGTTTCGTGGTTGTAACGTGCAGTCCAAGCTTCTTGCGCATTGTCATAAGCAATGGCAGCGCCTTCGTTCTTCACCGGAGCGGCGTTGAATCCAGACAGCTTGGTTTCCTCTTCAAAGCTACGCTCCGAAGTCTCGGTCTCGTAGATTTCCTTGTGCTGCTCGCCGTACTTGGCGTACTCCAGACCAAACAAAGCGTTCAGGCCGGGGAGCAGTTCTTTCAGCAGTTGTGCGCGTGAAATAGCCATGATTTACTCCTTAAACACCAGTGGTGTCGTTGTACTGGTGTGTGTTGATTTTCACCAACAGCTCGGTGTAAGTGTCAGCGGCAGTAGCTGTCTCTGGCACAACGTCGATCACACGGATTGGGATAGTGGCGGTAGTGCCTGCGCCGGTCAAAGTGACGGCGAAAGCAGAGTTGCCAGTGTTGGTGTTACCAGCGTTCAAAACGAGCGCCAAGTTAGAGCCAACAACGGTACGACCAGCAGTACCCATGGTAGTGCCCGAAGTCACAACTGCGACTTTGAACAAAGCCATTGGGTCATCCACAACGTAGGCGTAAGCATAGTTGGTGGAGGTCGATTGACCTGCGGGGATGTACTGCCCTTGAACGGTTTGGCCGCTCGAGTTCACGTACTGACCGCCAACACAAACGCCAACGATGTCGCCGGAGTTGGTTGTGGTTGATTTGACGAGATAACCATCGCTGTTGATGACTACGGTATCGCCATTGAAAATGGCGGTGCCGAAGCCAGCGGCTACGGGAATCTGACGGATTGCACCTGCGTATGGCATGCCATCAATACGATTGATAGGCAGAAGGCCATAGGGTGCCGAAACGGTGGGGTAAGCCATGTTTGGACTCCAAAAAAGTTAAATACCTTTACCGAAAGTGACTGTGGACTTACGCTCTTTGAAGAGCGGCATCCTCGGATCACTTTCACGCATGTAGCTGTTGTCCACGGATTGCATCTGCTGTTCGGCCTGCTGGCCATAATGGGCATTACGCTGATCAATGAACTCAGCAGGTGTTTTGCAAAGCAATAGACCTCCAACCAAAACTGCGTCTGGGAAGCGAGCATCTTGGGTGCTGCCAAACAAACGAATTTCTGGGTGATCTGCCGCTTTAACGGGTTCCCATCCTTCGCGGAGTTTTGACGAAACGTTTAGCGGATCAGCCGTGTTTTGTGTACTGACACGAATCCAGCGGTAAGCATAGCCCGGCTCAGGTACTGGGTCGGGTAGAAGCTGGGGAGGCAACCACTTCGCTGGGCGAGCGGCAGCTTCACGGGTATCAAGAGAACGCTTTTCACGATTTTGTTCAGCCATTTTCATTTCCTCATTTCTTCCGCAACCTTACGAGCATAGAGTTCCAGAGGAACACCAAGCCGTTTGGCGATTTCGACCTGCGATTTGGTAAGTACGACCTTTCGGGGAGCAGTACTTCTCGTTGCCGGTGCAACAACATTCGATCTTTTCGGGAGAGAAGTAGCATCTCCCGGTTTATCAGACTCGAATACATCTGAAAAACGATTTCTCATTTCTGCGTCGATTTCTTTGTAGTAATCGTCGCTTCCAGAGGAATATCCTTTTGCAACCAGCTCATCATGAAGACCCAATGCATAGGCCGTCATTTTCTTGTTGGGTCCAAACCACGTATTCTTTTCTGTCCAATTACGAGTTTTGTCATCCAACTGAATCGCTGGAGGCGATTGAGGCGGTTGTACCTCAATTTTTTCTTCCTGTAAAGGGGCTGGCTTGAAATTGTTTACACGCTCAAGCTTCATCTTTACAGAGGTCATTTCCTCTTGGGCTGCGGTCAGCGCCTCGGCGTCGCCACTTTCGTAGGCTGCCTTGAACTTGTCCTTGGCCTCCTTCATTTCATTGGCAACGACCTTCTTGGCCTGCTCAAGAAGCGCACTTTGGCCTTGATGCAGACTGCCTTTGAGTTTTTTGTTCTCTTCAACAATCTGCTGAGCCAGCTTAATAGCCTCTTCTTTTTCTCGAAGGGCCATCTCCTTTGCTCTGCGCTCGTCGTGATAACCGCGACCCAAATGGGCCAAGCGGGTTTTAAGCCGCTGGTCGGTGTATTTTTCCAACTCCTCGTCGGTAACCTCTTTTGGAGGGTCTTGAGGTGTGCGGTTTCTGTCTTGTTCCGGGGTGTCGTCAACAACCTCAATTTCTGGCTCGGGCTCTACAACCCTGCCGCCTTCACGAGGATTTTTTTCTTCCGCTTCATCCGGGAACTCAAATTCAACTTTTTCCATTTCTGCCATGATTATTCCTTATGGGCGTTGAATACCACGGGGGTCTTCCACCACGGCCTCAACTGAGTCGTCGTTGATAATCCGCCATTCAGTTCCGTGAATTTTCATTCGCGTACCAGAATTGGGTCGTACCAGAACAAAATCACCAACCTTACAACTCGGCCCACTTGGAAAGCGTTTCTCGTCTTTAAATGCATCCGGTCCAATCTTGGCAACGAATAATACGGGCGACAGCAGTTCTTCAAACTGCATTGTCTGGCTGGATTTCAATAATCCACCCTCGTATTCTTCTTTCGCCTCTGGAAGCATGCACAGGAGGTGATAAGTTGCTGGATCGGGAATCTGTTTGGCTTTATCTGCAACCGGCTGGTTGAGAATGCCAGACAGGTCCACGGCCTGCACATTAAAGTCAGTCATCGTTTACCTTTATCTTTCGCACAAGGTCTTCAATTTCAAGCTGTGCGGTCTGAAGACCTCGGATAAAACCGCACAACTCTTTGTAGTGATCAAAGGATTTACACGCTCCGTCACTAACAACTCTTACCAATTCGGATTCACGTTCCTTCAGCTTCTTGCTGATGTGTTCAAGTAATTCCATTATTGGCTCCTACCGCCTGCTGGGGGCGTTCCTTGTTGAGGTGCTGCTTGCTGCGCCATCTTTTGCTGGGCCTCTTGCTGCTGGATCATTAGCTGCTGCTGCTTGGCAGCCATTTCCATGGCATGCATCTCTTGCATCTGGGAGATTTCTGTCTGCATCCGCTGATATGCAAGCTCTGGGTCTTCTCCAACCTTTTGAGCGGCCTCTCGGGCTTTGAGGCCCAGCTCTTCTGCCCTGAGCTGGAGATCGCCCCTGACCTTCATAGCCTTGATCTCGGCGTCCTTCATCTTGATCTGCAACTCTTGTTGCTGCATCTGGATGAGCGGGTCTTGAGCTTGCTGCTGGGCCTGCTGCTGGGCCACTTGTCCCTTACTCTGGGCCAGCACCTGCTGAGAGGCTTGAGCGACCAAACGAGACAACTGCACCTCGACATCCTCCGGCAAGTTCTCATCAGGCGCAGGCATGGGCACACCAAGCTGCTCTTCAACTTTCTTGCGGTACGCAAACGCCAAGTGCTCTGAGATGTGAGCCGTGATTTCGGCCTGCATCTTCTGGGCTTGTGGGTTCTGGCCTATCTGCGCAGCCATCAATGGGTCTTGCATTAAGGCTGTGTGGACTGCGATGTGGGCGTCATGGTCTTGGTAGATAAACGCCTTGGTGGGTTTTCCGTTCAGGAAAGCCATGTTCTCCGAGACTGGGTCACGAGGCCTCATGTCATCATCAATCGGCACAAGCTTGTCTGCGTTCTTGATTCCTAAAACCTCAATCATCTGACGGTGCAACTGCGGCAGGTCATAGATTTGAGGGGCCTGCGCAGACAACTGAATTACAGCTTGGTACTGCATGATCCGCTGGGCCATAGTGGCGCTGTTTGGATCAGAGACTGGGATTACCTCGACGAGGTCATAGTCTGCCCGCTTGGCGGCAGGCTTACCGCCCATGGGCATGTAGTCATACTCTTCCGGGGTGTTGTCCCGGATGATTTCTTTGAGAAGTTTAAACTCCTCTTTCATTGAGTTGTGTACACGCGCCTGAACCGCGCTCATGGTCTTGAGCTGGCGCTCCAAAAGAGCCAGAGTCGTGCCCACGGGTGCGTTTGCACCCATGTCGCTGACCTTCATGTCTGCGACTGAGCCGAGCCTGCGAGCCTCTTCTGTGATGCGTTCAAGCAACCCAGCCAGAACCTGAGATGGTTCTTTGTATGGCAGCGGCATTAGGTTGTCGCGCATAGTGCCGGATGGGAGGTCCACATCACGCCACTCGCCGGGAGAGATGGGTGTGTCATCTCCCTTGATGCGCATGCCACGGGTCTTCACACCGCCGGGCAGGTTGGCCAATGTGCCTGCGTCCACCAACTGACGAATGATGGAAGTTCCCGCACGGGCATAGCCGCCGATAACGTGGATCAGGCCCAGACCATAGACGCCAAAGCCGGGGATGTAGGTGTACTGCACAAAATGCTGACGGCGCAGCTTGAGCTTGTCTTCCTCGTTCCAGTTGCGGCGGATAGACAGAATCTTTGTGGTGGCTCTGTCGATAGTTACAACATAGGGAACGGCAATCTCATCCTCATCCTCATAGCCGGGCATGTCGTAGTCAACGCACATCTCCAGAAGCTGGTAGCGGTTGTCTTCGTTTAAATCATAGCCCTGCTCTTCGGCCTTTTTCTTTTCAATGTCGGTGCTGAACATCTGGGGCTCGCCCAGATCAACATCGCGGTAAAAACCCGAGACCTGAAGTTTTTTGATCTCATTCTTTGTCTTGCGCATGACATGGGTAACACGTTCTGCGGTGCGGGAGTTCGAGGCTCCATAGGGAATTATCAGGTCTTCTGCGGGGATGAAGAAAGCGACTTGCCTGCCGAGGCTGGGGTCAAAATAAACCTTCTTGAAGGCTGAGCCTGCCAGACCCAAGTTGTAGAGCATCCTCTCGTGCTCTGAGCGGTACTCAGGCATTTGCTCGGTCAGCTTGTAGTTCATGTCGGTGCGGACACGCTCGGCTGCGTCTTCTTTGAGTTTGTCGATTGCGCCGATGATCTGCGTCTTGACCGGACCTTGGGCCGGGAAGGTCTCAATGATGGTCTCTGACTGAAACCGGATGGCAGCTTCCGTCAGGACTGTTGAGTAAACCCCGCAGGCTCCAGTCCAAGGCTCTGTGCGCTCTTCATACTTCATGCCCAGCACTTCAAGCCCTCGGACATACATGTCTGCCCAGTCTTTGCGGGAGGCGACATCGCTTTCATATTCGCCGATAAGGTCGCTGGCCAATTTACCCAGCTCACCCTCATCCATGTATTCGGCAAGGTTTGCGCCGAAATCTTCCGCAGTCTCTTCCTCTGGCATGAGGTCGATGGTCACGCCGTCGATGCCAATTTCAACATCATCCGGGTTATCAATCATGATCTCAACTGCGGGGCTGTTGTCTTGCTGGATGTCTTCAAGGCCAGAGGGAAATCCCATAGGGGCTCCACCAATACCGGGGACCATATCTGATGCTGCCATGTCAATTCCTTAATAGAAGGCGTTACTCTTGCGGCGAAAATACCGCTGTTCATCCGGCTCATCCGATTCAATCGGGATAAAGCCTCCCCTTCTAAACCGAAGCAGAGCTTGGCTTGAGGAGTCAACAAGGTCGTCGTTGTCCCCGTTAGGGAACGCCGCCAGCTCTTCCATCAACTCATCTGCCCATCTTGTTTCTGGGCACCAAACAACTCCCGAGGCAAAAAGGTCCGAGATTGCGTTTACACGCGCAATCTTATCGCTTCCTTTGCCCGGTGTGTACTCTGAAAGAGGAATTCCCATCTGCCTTAGCTCATAGATGAGCGGAGCGCCAGCGGCCTTCTTTTCCACAATCAATGTGTCTGGCTCCCATTCCTTGTACATCTCAAGAGCCTTCTGTTTCAGCTCCGGAAACTCCATACGAGCCTTCACTGCGTCCAGACAGATGATGTTTGGCTTCAAATCGCCTTGTTGGTTGGGGTGTTGGAAGACACCCCATGTTGTGCAAGCTGAATAATCTGCCCGATTTGATTTTTCAAATGCGGTATCCCAGCTTTGGATAATATATTCGCACTGCGGAGCGACATCAGACTCCCAAATCCGCCAGTGGTCGCGCTTGATAATCGCATTTCCCTCGGATGTGGGGTTCTGTTGGTACTGCGCTTCCCATTTAGAGACGGGAATCTCAGCTTTAATAGCTTCGAGTTCCTCTTTCTTCCAAAATCCGGGCCATAAAGGCGATCCAGACGGCAAAATAGCGGGAAATTCAATCACCTCCCACTCATTTACGCCGTCTTTTTCCGAGTTTTTGAGAATCTGCCCGGTCAAATCTCTCTTTGACCAGCGTGTCATCACAATAATAATGGCTCCCCCCGGCTGTAAACGCTGCCGAGGGCCAGATGTGTACCACTCATACACATTATCAAAGACTGCGGGGTTACCCTGCTTGGCTTCCTGCTCAGAATGCGGGTCATCAATGATGAGTAGGTCCGCACCCTTACCCGTGACGGCTCCCCCAACGCCGATAGCGAAGTAATCACCTCCGGCTCCGGTGTTCCACCTTCCTGCGGCTTTTGAATCAGAAGAGAGCTTGGTGTCAAACACCCGGGAAAAGGTTTCGGAGGACACAAGGTTCCTCACCTTCCGGCCAAAGCCCACCGCAAGCTCTGCGGTGTGGGCCGTCTGAATGATCTTCTTCTCCGGATACTTACCTAAGAACCATGCTGGGAGGAGATACGAGGCAAACTCAGACTTGGTATGCCGAGGAGGCATGTTGATGATGAGCCTCTTAAGCTCCCCCTTGGCCACACGCTCAAAAGCGTTGGCCATGATCTGGTGGTGCTTCCCGGAAATAAACCCCGGCCACATGTGGGACGCAAAATAGATGAAGGACTCTTTGCACTTCTCCACTCTGTCGTATTCCAACAACATCATGATCTTTGCTCTCTCATCATCTGCGACGAGAGGGATCAGTTCCCGGTATCTCTCCACTTCCTGCCGGGTCATCATAGGGAGGCTACCCCCTTCACCGTCTTATCCAATAGCTTGATCGAATTGAACTTGTGCGGCTTGGTCACCAAGAGCCCCTCATCCTGAAGGATGTGGATCACCCTGTGGATGTTTGACTTGCTCTTCATCCCTAACCCCCGAGCAATCACGGAATACGACGGCGGCACGCCGTGTAAACGCACATACGCACGGATGAAGTCCAGAACCAATTGATGTTTATCTTTCAACATGCCGAGAGTTTAAACGCACAAACGAACGTTCGCAAGGTGTTTCTGAAAAATATATATACCCCCGGGGGGTGGGCATTTGAAATGCATGGGGGGTATGTATGGGAATGTGATGGGATGTGTGGATTAGAGCGTAAGCGGGAGCGGGGCCGTCAGCGAGAAATTTGGGGTGTCGGGAGTGGGTGGGTTCGCCTTCCCAGCCGTTTACACGCTGATGACCGATCCTCCTCCCAGCGTTTACACGGCCTTGCGCTTGAGAGGCTTCACGTTGTCCAGTAGCTTGAGATGCCCTGAGAGTTCCTTACGCAACTGCTCTGCTGTTGGCTTGTCTGCCACCACTTCAGTGCTCTGCTGGAACATTCCTGCGGCTCTGCCCATCAGTTCCAGTGCTTTCAACCGAGAGCCTTCCTGCTTGGCTCCTTTGCTGAGTGCCAACAGTTCCTTCAGCACATACCGTTTGGATGCGGCGGTATCCTCTGCCAGCACTTCCACTGTCTCACCCCAAGCCTCTTGGAGTATCTTCTGTATCCTCTGATCTCTGCTTAGTCTGTATGCCGCTGATGTGATTACCTGATCACTTCCCTTGGCGTTGGGGTATGCATCCCTGTAGGCTTGCCTCATTGTTTTCCCAATGATCATGCCCTTTGCGAACTCCATTGCTGATGGCGTGAGAGGATGCACTCTCTTGTAGTCTTCACTCCCTCTTGGTTTCCCATCTACCCTTATTACTGGAGGTTCTGCATGAGCCGCCAACCGTTCCGCTTCGCTGAGTTCCGGGCCTTCATCCTCCCATTCATCCCCCGGCAAGTGTGCCGCTTCCAGTGCCGCCAACAGTTCATCTTTCGATGCCCTCCCGGCCTTTTCGGTATCGCTCATGGTTTCACTCCTGTGGTTTCATCCAGCCTGTGCGTTTACACAGCTTCGTTCGCATTATCCACAGCCTGTGGATAACGTCAACTTGTCCACAACCTTCTGTGGATAACTTGAATAACTCTGTCCACAGCTTGTCCCCAGCTTTATCCACACCCTCTTTTCTGTGTACCTGAGTGCTACTGTAGCCACCGAATGTAAGCTAGTACTGTATAAAGATACATGGCTCTAGAATCGATTTAAACGCCCCTTCCAGCCACTTTGACCCTTACCCGCCACTACCCCCCTAGGAAGTGATTTGACCCCCCTTGCTGGCCGTTTTAACGAATATCAGTACTTGCTTATCCTTAACGAAAGTACTCAGTTTTACGTTAATACTTTTTAGTCCAACTCACTGGAACCCACCCAACATATATAGATGCAGTGCATTTGGCACTGTCCCTGTCACCCCCTGATCTGGAGTACCCATCACTGGCCCGTGGACTAATAACCCTACGGTTTGCTCGGGATTGTGTTGACACCTGTTTACACACTAGTGATATCATTCGTCCATGCACTAGCAATGGTGCTGGTGATCTCACCCAACGGCTCTTTAAAAATTCAGAGACATAGATGCAACCGTGATGCCCTGTGACAGAGGGCATTGCAGTGCCATCTTGCACTTCACTGGAGACCATCATGCAAATCACCACAGTCCTGTCCCCCGCCGCTGTTGTTGATACCCTCAAGGCTCAAGCCCAACAGGCCAGCAAGAATTTCATCAAGAACCCCAACGCCTTCCACTGGAACAGGCAAACCCAGACCGCCTTTGTCTACCAACAGGCTTACTACTTCTTTGGGAGCGTGACCCGCACCCAAGAGCAAAAGTTCAACCTGTTGGTTGCCCTGTCCCGTGACCCTGATGGCAACTGGGGCAATGCCATCTGCCAGTCTGCGCTGGGTGTGTCCCTCATCTCTGCCTTGCGTGAACACGCTGTTTGCCCATGACCCTAGTCGCCACACTGGGCCGTGCGGCCCTGTTCCGCAAAGAGTCCTACAACCATCGCACTACCCCTCTGGTTGAGTGGGTTGTGCGAGTCGGCAACCTCACCGTGCGTGAGTGCCGCACCAAGCGTGATGCCATGACATGGCTCGACATTTACAAAGACTGATTTCAGCCTGATGCCCTGCGGGGCATTGGAGTGCAACCCGTTTAAACAACCGAAAGGAACCTCATGCCTACCATCACCCTGCGCCGCAAGGACGGCTCTGAAATCTCCACCGCCAAGTCACACCTCTTGGTCTGCCATGCCGGGGCGGTGACCCACACCCTCCACCTCCACAAGGACAGCCTCGGTTTCTGGGTTGTGTCTGACCCCCGCTCCGGCGGCAAGGTCTTGCACGTTCAGGGCCAATACAAGGGTGTGCCCTGCTCCAGCAACGGGATGCTCTTGCGTGACATCCGAGGCCTTGCCCAAGCCCAGATCGATGCCCTCATTGAGCGTGTCGGGTCTGAGCGTTTCAACAAAGTGTTGACCCCTTCCATTTAAACACTGTACAATCACTATCATTGGAGAAACGATATGACAATCAACAACCGTGAAGACTGGCTCAATGCCGCTGTGAGTGAACTGCGCCCCTTCTTTGATGCAGTGTGCTCACCCCTGCCAGCGAACGTTCGGGTTTCGTGCGGGTTCCCGTCCAACGCAAAGCGCTCTGGCGCCATTGGTGAGTGCTGGGCAGACACCGCCTCTGCTGATGCGACCTTTGAGGTCTTGATCTCCCCCGTGTTGGATGACCCCCTGCGGGTGTTCGATGTGCTGGTGCATGAGTTGTGCCATGCCACCGCCGGGGCAATGAACCACGGCGTGAACTTCCAGAGCATCGCCAAAAAGATGCACCTTGCCCCCACCGGGGTCAAAGGCTGGAAAGCCACAGCCCGTGCCGACTCATTCATCCCTACATTCGGGGCAATCGTGGACTCACTGGGTGCTTACCCCCATGCCGCCCTGACCATGAACAGCAAAAAGGTGCAGACCACAAGGATGCTCAAGGCCGTGTGCCCATCCTGCGGGTACACCGTGCGACTGACATCCAAGTGGGCCGCTCTTGGCCTTCCCTCTTGCCCTGTGGACAGCGATGTCCTGAACCTTGTTTAAACGGAGATAAACCATGACTGACCTGCAAATCAAAATCGACATCTTGAAGCTTCCCATTGGCACGGTGCTGGGGGCTTTTGCCCGATTCTCAAGCGCCACTCTGACCGGGACACCAGCCGAGCAGAAAAGCAAAGCCGCCGATTACCTTGTGACTTGTGTTCGGGCCAACAACCTGACCCTTGCCGAGATCAAAGCCTCCACCCCTGTGGTTGTGTCCACCTCCCCCGGCGTGGACACCGCCGCCGTGGATGCTGTAGCCGCCGCCGCTACCCGTGCGGAGGATGCCGCCCTCAAAGCCATTGAGGCCGTGAAGAAGCTGGCCCAGCGCTTTGGTGATGAGATCGCAGATGAGCGCTCCCTTCGCCTTCAGGACTCGGAGGAGTTGGGCAAGGCCGTTAAGGGTCTGACCAAGAAGCTTGGCGAGACCACGATAGATGAC